TTATAAACCAGAATCGGACATTTTAATATATTCATCTATATCTAAAGAATTATAATTAATTTCATTTTTTGTTTTATACATATGATAAATTATATTTTTATCTAATTTTCCTTTTCTTTTAAAATTTCTTTTAACACATACATTTACATTAACATCAAAATCAACAATAATAATTTTAATATTTTTATTTAACTGTTTTGCATTATTTCTAATATAATCTATTAAAAAAATTAAGTAATCTTTATAACAATGTGTATCATCTAATATTATATTTTTGTCAAATTCTAAAGATGTTTTAATTAATGATAATTTAGCATTATTTATAAAATTTTCATTGCCATCAGTAATAAAATCATTAAATATAGATTTTCGTAAGTCATCTCTATTTATTCTTACTGTATTCCTATTATTATAAACATAATCCTTTGTCCAAGTAGATTTTCCACTTGCTGGTATTCCAGATAAAATTTTTATGTTTAGTACATTGTTCATAGACAATAATTTAAGAAAAAGATGCAGAATTATGATACTATTATCTTTTTTTTTATTTGTTTGTTTTTTTTTTGTTTGTGCAAATTTAATATTTTTTTTATTTTTATCAAACTTTTTATTATTTATTTTATATTAAATATAAATTTTTTATTATGACATTAAATGGATTAGATAATGCTTCAATTGATAAAGATTATATTCAATCTTTAATACAATCTATATTAGATAATAATCATAGTTTGCCACAAAAAAGAAAAATTAGAGTTTATCCAGATAGATTAAATTTTTCTTGTCCTATATGTGGTGATTCTGAAAAAGTTGCATCTAAAAAAAGGGGGAATTTATATTTTAAAAATATGATGTATATATGTTTTAATGAGGAAACATGTAGTAGATCATTTACAAAATTATTGGATACATTTAATATTCAAATGGATATTGAAAAGAAAATACAAATGTATCAATATATTGAAAATAATATACAATTTCAATCCAATGATGAAATTACAATCAAATCTTTAGATAAATTATTTGATGTTAATGATTTATGTGAATTTTTTAAAAGAGATAAGACTAGAAATTTAACTAATTTACAACCTTTAGTTAGAAATAGTGGTGTTGATATGTATGTTCGTAATGTTAGAAATATAAAATTTACTAGAGATATATATGAAGGAGTTTATCATTTTAATTCAAAATGGAGTCAACCAGTAATGGTTTTTTTAAATAGAATGGGTGATAATGTTATATCAATGCAAATTAGGAATTTATTAAATGGTGATAAAAGATATTTTAAAATTATGGATTTTTCTTATATTTATGACATGATGTATCCTGATGGTGATTTAGATGATCAAGAAAGAATATCATATAATAAATTATCTCACTTTTTTAATATATTTAATGTTGATTTTACAAGAGATGTAAATTTATTTGAGGGTTATATAGATAGTTTATCAATACCAAATTCAATTGGTCAAATTGGAATTAATACTGATATTGGTTTTTTATTAAATGAAGATGGAATTAGTTTAAGATTTGTATATGATAATGATAAAGCAGGTTTTAATAAATCACAAAAGATGTTAAAAGATGGGCATAAGGTATTTTTATGGAATAAATTTTTTATAGATTTATTAAAAAAACACAAGGGAAATAAAAAAGAATTAGCAAAAAAATTAAAAGAAGAAATTAAAGATTTTAATAAATTATCACAAAAATTTAAAAAACCATTATATGAAATTTTTAATTTCGATCAATATTTCTCAGATGATAATTTAGATAAGATATATTTTATGGATTTGGATAATTTATTGGGGATGATTTAACATTAGATTTCATTTTAAGTATAACTTTAATCATTTTTAATTTTCTATCTATTATTTTCTTAATACTATCAATTTCATTTTTATCTAATTTTATTCCATTTTTATACCATTCTTCATTAGTAATATTATGTTTTTTATCTAAATGAATTATACTTGGTCCATAATCTCTGTGTAATTTACCATGTACCCAATATTCAATTTTACATATTTTATTATTATAATATTCGATTACAGATGGATAATTTTTATTATGTAACGTTTCTTTTACTTGTTCATTATTAATATATGTTTCATATAAATATGTTACTTTTTTATATTTTCTTCTAATATCATAATCTATTTTCTTTATAAATAAAATATTATTATATTTTCTATATGGTATTCTAGCAGTTTTCATATACTATATATAAACTTATTTTAAACAATAAACTATAAATTAAAAAATTCTTATTAAATGAAACAATATTTAGACTTATTAAAGGATATTAAAGATAATGGTGTAAAAAAAGAAGATAGAACTGGTACTGGTACAATATCTGTATTTGGTAGACAGTTACGATTTGATTTAAATGAAGGATTTCCTTTATTAACAACAAAAAAAATACATATAAGATCCGTATTATATGAGCTATTTTGGTTTTTAAAGGGTGACACTAATATTAAATATTTAAATGATAATGGTGTCACAATTTGGGATGAGTGGGCTAATGAAAATGGTGATTTAGGTAAAATATATGGTTATCAATGGGTTAAATGGGATAGAACTAAATACATAGATAATGTTAGAGTTACAGATAATATTAATCAAATTGATAATCTTATTAATGATTTAATAAATAATCCTGATTCGAGACGATTAATGGTTTCTGCTTGGAATCCAGGTCAATTACATGAAATGAATTTACCACCTTGTCATTATGGATTTCAATGTTATAGTGAATTAATGTCAGAAGAAGAAAGATGGAGTAGATTTATAAAAAATAATAAATATACAAATAATGATAATAGACCAATCATTGATATTTTAGATGAAAATAACTTTCCTAAAAGGAAGTTATCATTGATGTGGAATCAAAGATCGGTTGATACATTTCTTGGTCTTCCTTTTAATATTGCTTCTTATGCATTTCTAACTCATATGTTAGCACAAGTAACAAACCATGAAGTAGGTGAATTAATATGTAATTTAGGAGATACTCATTTATACTTAAACCATTTAGAATATATTAATAAACAATTACAAAGAACACCAACGGAATTACCAATATTAATTATTAATTCATTTGTTAAAAGTATTTATGATTTTAAATTTGAAGATTTTGAAATTTTAAATTATAAACCACAACCAAATTGGAAAAATGTACCAATTGCAATATAGTATGAAACAAGGATACATATATGCCCCATATATATTAGTTGAAGGTACACCTATTATATCAGATAGTAATTATGTGACTAAACAAATGATAAAAAGTAGGTATTCTACCACTGATATTAATAGTGATTATTTTGGAATTATTAATATGAATAAATTACTAAAAGAAAGAAGATTAAAAATAAATAAAATTATAAATAAATTAAAGGATGGATAATTTTTTAGCTGAAAATATAAATATAAATATTATATATTCACAAAATAATATATATTCATATCATAATATAGATAATTTAAATAGTAAAAAATTAAACATAGATAATGATCATGTATATAATTTATATATAAATGGCAATGTATTTACAACAAATGATATTATAGTAACATACCCTAAAAAGAATAAAAAAAAGAAAAATATAACAGATATTTTTATAAATGGTGATTTATATATAAATAATCATGGTGCATTGTATTTAATAGATGCGATAGCATATTCAACAATACCAAAATTTATATATAGAAAAGAAAAAATAAATAATATTAAAAATAAAATTAATGGGAAAAGAAAAAAATTCTAATATTAGAATTAATAATCAAATTAGAGTATCATCAGTAAGATTAGTTGGTGATAATGTAGAACAAGGTGTTTATAGTATAAATGAAGCTATAAAAATAGCAAATGATTTAAATTTAGATTTAATTGAAATAAACCCTAAGAGTGATCCACCAGTATGTAAAATAGAAGATTTTAATAAATTTCTTTATATTAAAAAGAAAAAACAAAAAGAAATTGAAAAAAATAATAAAGCTAATAGAGTTGAATTAAAAGAAATGAGATTCACTCCAAATACAGATGATCATGACTATAATTTTAAAAAGAATCACATTATAAATTTTATTAAAAATGGTGATAGAGTTAGAACTTATGTATTTTTTAAAGGTAGAGAAATAACACATAAAGATAGAGGTCAAATATTGTTATTAAAACTAGCAGATGAATTATCAGATATTGCTATTGTTGAAAAAATGCCTGTTTTAGAAGGTAATAAAATGACAATGTTTTTAAAACCAAAAAAATAATTTTATATATAATTTAAAATTATTTTTAATAATATGTCACAATCAATTAAAAATATAGATTTAACAAATAAATCTTCTAATTTATTAAATTGGAGAACTATGAAACTTTTAGATAGACCATCAAATTATGGTTGGGCAGAAGAAGCATATGACTCAAATAATAATGTGTTGTTTGAATTATATTATGATAATGATAAAAGTATAACAATATTATATGATAAAACCGAAGATATAAAATATTCATTACCAAATGGACAAAAATCAAAAGGTTATGTTTTAGCATTTAAATTAAATAATTTAAGGTTATCAAAAATTAAACATATTTAACAATAGTATTAATGAGATCATTTTTTATTATAGGTTTTTTAATTATATCATCAAACCCATATTGCATTATATCATCAATATCCTCTTTAATAGCATAAGCTGTTTGTGCGATTATTGGAATATTATTATCAATTGTTCTTATTATTTGAGTAACTTCATTACCATCCATTTCTGGTAACTGTATATCCATTAATATTAAATCTAAATCATTTTTATGTTCATTGTATTTCAATAATGCTTCATTGCCTGTTTCAGCAACAATAATCTTCACATTTGTTGGTTCTAAATATGATAATATTAATTTTGTATTAAAATCTATATCTTCAACTAGTAATATTTTCTTATCAGATAAATCTATTTTATTATAATCTGTTTTTTGTTTAATATTAATTTGTTTTTTATTTTTATTTTTATTAACCTTATCATATGGTATTTTGAAATAGAATGTGGTACCTGAACCATAATTTGTATTATACCATATTTTACCATTTAATAATTTAACTAATTCTTTTGATATAGATAAACCTAAACCAGTTCCAATTTTTGATAATTTATCTGCTTTATGAAATCTATTAAACACATATTTTTTATTTTCGTCTGATATACCTATTCCAGTATCTTCAACATGAAATGTTATAAAACTTTCATCTAATGAATATCCAATATTTATATATCCTTCTTTTGTAAATTTAATAGAATTATCCATTAGATTTATTAAAATTTGTTTTATTCTATGTTCATCAGAATTTATAATTAATTCATTATTTATATCAATATCACAACTTATTTGAACGTTATTTTTTAATTTAATAGTAGATGTATCTATAACATTTTTAATCACAGAATTAATATCAAATTTATTTTTATTTATAGTAATTTTACCAGCTTCAATTTTAGACATATCAGATATATCATCAATCAATTTTATTAAAGATTTACTGCTATTTTTAATAATACTAATACTTCTATTTATCTCATCTTTATTATTTGAATTTTCTAATATATCAATAAAACCTATTATTGCATTTATAGGACTTCTTATTTCGTGTGACATATTAGATAAAAAATTACTTTTCATTTTATCTGACTGTTCAACCATTTTTTTATAATTTACTATATCAGTAACGTCATGAAAAAGTATAATTATTTGATTAGTATCATTTTTATGAAATGATATATTTCTCCAAAATATTTTATCATTATTGACACATTTAGCAAACTTTAACTTTATGGGTGTTCCATTTTTCCACACATCTTTAATATAATGCAATATATTATTACCATTTATAATTGGGAAATTTAAATCTTCTATATTTTTATCAATATCATCTTTTTTAATAGAACATATATTTAAACCATAAGGATTTATGTTTTTTAAATAATAATTACTATTTAAATTTTTTATTATTATTATACCGGTATCAATATCATTAAATACCTGTTCATATAAATATGAATAATTAACAGTGTCAGTTATATTTTCATACGTTATTATATAATATTCATATCCATTTTTTAACTTAATAGTGTTTATTTTAAACCAATTAGTTTTATTGTGAATATCAACCTTTATTATTTTATTTTTAATTGTTTTAAAATTAATATTAATCCAATCAACAATAGGTTCGTCATTACTATTTTTGATATTTATGTCATCACTATTTATTTTTTTAGATTTTATACTATTTATATTAACATTAAAAATATCACAAAAAATTGGATTAGCATAAATTATATTACCATACTCGTCATGTAAAGATGCACCAATTGTCATATATTCTAATAATTTATAAAATTTGTCTTCCATTCTTATTAATTTATTATTTTTGTAAATTATTTATTATATATAAAAATTATAAACTATAATAGTTATTTTATTTATTATATATGAATTTTAAATTACCACTATCATATATTCTATAAATTTTTCTTTCTAACATTATTTCATGTTCAGTTTTATTTGAATCGTGACCTTGTTTAACTAGAATATCTTTTCTAAAATTAAATCTATAATTTCTGATTCCATCTATTATGTAATAATAATTAGGTTTGGTTATGTGTTGTAATTTAAAACCTATTTTTTCATATAGTTTTCCATTTGAATAACTTCTATTTGCATAACTAATAACTAATTCTGGATTATATTTATTAATAAAATATTTAAATAACTTTGATGCTCCCCCTATTACGTTAGTATTTAATTTATTACAAAATCTTAACATTTCATACTCATTATTATTTTTAGATTTAGAATTTAATGGTTTTCGTAGTTTACCAAAAGTCATTAACGACGCCAACTCATTATTATAAAATAAACCTATTTTATGTTTTGAACCAACAAAACCTTGAATATGATTTTCGTTTAAAAAATCTCTTATTAAGTTATTATCTGTTATTTCTTTTATTTGACATTTTCTAGCAAATATTTTATTTGGTGTTTTATTTAATTTATTTAAAATCATAGATTTAACTATTTCTTGTTTATAAACCCATTCGTCTTCGTAGATATGAATTAATTGTATTCCTTTTGATGAACATAAATTTGTTTTTATTTCATGATAATTATTATTTTTATATAATTCACTATGCCAGTATAACCCGTTAAATTCAAATGCTACTTTTAAGTCAGGTAAATAAACATCTAATTCTTTACCTTCTAATATCTTTCTATCATTTTCAATAATTTTATTATTATATGATTCTTTAATAAATTTATTTATAATATTTTCTTCTGTTGATGATACACCATTATTACATATAGTACATAACATAATATTTTTAGATTTTCTACTTTGAAATGCTTTAGGGTGTATTTTAAATTCATGGTTTTTACCATTATCACACATCATTGTTAATAAATTTTTATCAGTATCCACATTTATAATACTTGGATATTTAACCATTAAATTTTTGGATAAAGATAGTTTTAATTTATTAATTATAATATTTGATTTTGTTGGATTATCAACACCATATCTTAATATATTTGTTTCTTTTATTTTATTTCTTATAATTTCATTTTGTGATGAATATTCACAATTATATCTTAATATATTTGTTTCTTTTATTTTATCTTTAATAATTTCACTTTTAAAAACATTATCAACTCCGTATTTGGATATGTTTGATTTTTTGATTTTATCTTTAATGATTTCACTTTTAAAGACATTATCAACACCGTATTTAGATAAATTTGTTTCTCTTATTTTATTTTTAACTTTATCATTTTGTGTAAAATGATTAACACCATATAATTCAATTGATTTTTTTTCTACTCTTTTTTTATATTCATCTGTTTGTGTATAATATTCAGTACCGAATCTATTAATTGATGTGTTTTTTACCTTTTGTTGAGCACATTTAGATGAACAACAATATATACCACCATTTTTAATGTTTTTAATATATTTCTGAAACATTAATTGTTTTTCACTTCCACAAATATCACATTTAACATTTACTAAAATATGACTACCTTCATTTAAATTTATTGGGTTTATATCTATAGTATCTTTTAAATTACAATCTATACCTAGATTCTTAAAATGTGTTATATTTTTCTTACTAACTTTTACTTTAATAATTTTATCTATTAACATAATTGACCCTTATTTTTTTGGTGGTATTGGTATAACATATATATTAAATATGTATAGTTGTTTTTATTAAATTTAGATATTAAAATTTAATATATACATTAAAAATATTTCATATTAAATGAAAAAATTTAGTAATTATTATATAAATTATCATAATATTTTAAAAAATTCTATAATAGGATTTGAATTCGAATTTTATACATCTAAATCATATTATAAATTATTAGAAGTATTAAATAGAGAATTACAACCAATAAAAGTATGGGGTCAAAGAAAATATCATAGTGATTTTAAACCAGATGATAAAAATTTTAAAATTGAACCTGACCTAAGTGGGGGTAATGATATGATTGAGTTAATTTCAGGTCCGATGAATTATATAGATTCAAAAATAATTCTACTAAAGATTTTAAATATTATTCAGAATAATGCATACACTGATGAAAAATGTTCAATACATATTAATGTATCATTTGATAAAGATAAAGTAGATTCCACATTAGATAAATTAAATCCATTAAAATTAATATTGGATATAGACGAGGATTATATATTAAATATGTTTCCAAATAGGAAAAATAATTTTTATGCTAAATCAGTTAAAAAGATAATACCATTTAAAAATTATGAGTATTCTAGTAATGCTATAGATCATATTCAATCTAATATAGAATTACCAAATACCAAATATTATGGTGTTAATATTAAAAATTATACAGAAGGTAGATTAGAATATAGATATATTGGAGGTACTGATTATCAATATAAAACCAGAGAGATATTAGAGTTGATGGATTATTTTATATTATTAACATGGAACTGTATTAATAAAGAATTAGATGATGACGATATTGAAAAATTGTTAGATTATTTAAGTGATAATATTGCAAATTTTAAGAAATTTAATGATTTAGAAAACTTTATAGGAGAATTCCCATCAATAAGATTAGAAGTTGATAAAAATAATGAATTTTATATTATTAAGTCATATTATAATAAAATATATGATAGATTATATGATTTATTAAATAATACATTTAATTTAAATGATGCTATTGTTAATTATGATACAGAAACAAATAAAATTGAAGTTGTAGATGCGTTTATAAAAGGAATATTTGATTTAAAATATTTAAATTTTATAGATTGTCGAATATTTGAAGGTACATATTATAAATCTGAATTTGATGAATGTGATATTAAAAATTCACATATAGAGTCATGTAAAATAATAAATAGTGATATATTTAATTGTAAATTAACAAATTGTGATGTAAATAGTGATTGTGTATTGGATAAAGTTTATTTCTATGGTGGATTTATGAATGGTGAAATGAAATCTGGTATATTTAGAGGAGGTGTTATAGGACCAGATGCTATTATAGGAGAAGGAGTAAAATTGATAACAGACGATGATAATTATTTTGGTACATCAATTAAAAATGATATTAATAAAAAATCAGAAAAAGATATAAAATTAATTAAAAATAAATGAAAATATTAAAATTTAATGATTATTCAAACATAGAGTATAGAAAAGGTTCTTTAATGTATGGTGGTTTAATTACTAAATTAATGGAATTTTTAAGAATATATAAAAATGATAATAGTGAATTAGTATTTAGTATAAAAGATTTTCAAGATAAATCAAATATAAATATAAAGGATATTCAAAAATTAATTAATGATAAAAATAAAAATAACCTTATTAATTTTAACATTGAATTTAAAGATGATAAAATAATATTTAATAATTTAACTAAAGATAAAAGTAGATTTTTTGAATCATTTAATGAAAGTATAAGAGGTGAATATGAATTATATGGAGTTGATGATTTTTATAAAATAATTGGAAATAATTATAAAAATCCACATTTTGAAGATATTAAGAAATGTTTACAGATTATAGATGATAAAAATATTGTAGATTTTACAAGCGTTTTAGATTTAGGATCAGGATTAGGAGAAGTAACAAAAATATTATATGATATTGGGTATAAAAATGTAATTGGGTGTGATCCTTATCTATATAAAGAATATGAAGAAAATACAGGTAATAGATGCTTAAAATATTCATTTGTCGATATTAGTAATGGATATATTGATAATTTAAATTTTAATACAATAATATCCAGTTATTCTTTACATTTATCAAATCCATCAATAATACCAAATTTAATGTGGGTATTAAGTTTAACAAGTCAATATTTAATAATATTATCACCAAATAATAAACCTTATATTAAAGAAAATAATGGTTGGGTGATGATTGATGAATTTAAAATTGGTAAATGTAAAAGTAGAATATTTAAGTCTTCTAATTTTTAGAATTCAAATAGTCATCGATTTTATCTTTTAATAAATTCCATTTTATGGGTTTAACCATGTAATAATCGGTGCCATTTTTATATGATTCATCTTCACTATCTAATGATGAATATCCTGATAATGTTATTATATATGATTTTATATTATTATCTCTAATGTATTTTATTAAATCATTACCATTTCCATCTCCCAAATTAGTATCCATTAATATTATGTCATAATAATTTGTCGATATTAAATTATAAAATTCATCACAATTTTTAGCTCTACTAATATTAATATTAGTTGGGTTTAAAACAATTTCACATAATTTATAATTATCATCATCATCCTCTACTATTAATAATTCTTTATTAAACCATTTATATATTTTTGTTTTTATTTTTTTATTTTCTTTTTTAATATCTTTAATATCACCTATTGGTAAATTAAAATAAAATATAGTACCTTTATCTAAAACAGATTCTAACCATATATTACCACCTAATATTTCAACTATTGCTTTGCTTATTGTTAAACCTAAACCTGTTCCTTCTTGCTTTTTTTCATTTTTATTTTCAATTTGAAAAAATCTATCAAATATTTTTGGTAAATTTTCAATTGATATACCTATACCAGTATCTTTAACAAAAAACAAAATATTATCACCATTAACAGTATAACCAAATGTAATTTTACCATTTTTTGTAAATTTAATTGCATTTCCAATTAAATTATTAATAATTTGCTTTAATCTTTTTGGATCTGTGTTTATTATTATATTTTTATTTGGTATGTTTTTTTCGATTTTAATATTTTGTTTATTTTTCGATTTTATCAATTCAATATATTCTTTTTCTGATTTGTTTATTAGTTCATTAATACTAAATGGTTCTTTTTTAATTTTCATTACACCAGATTGTATTTTAGATAAATCAATAATATCATCAATTAAAGTTAATAATAAATTACTAGAATCATTTATAATATTAATATATTCATTTAATTTGTTTTTAGGTGTTTTTTCATCAATTAAACTAGAAAATCCAATTATAGAATTCATTGGTGTTCTTATTTCATGTGACATATTAGCCAAAAAAACACTTTTTAATCTATCTGATTCTTCTGCTCTATCTTTTTCTTGTTTTAATTGTTCTTCGTATTCTTTTATACTTGTTATATCATTAACCATAACAACTATTTCATTTGTTGATGATAATTTATAAATAAAAAAATATCTCCATGTCTTTTTATTTTTATTTATAAATTCAAAATTATTTATTTCAATAGGTTTTCCATTTAACCATACATCTTTTAAATTTTTTTTAAAATCATCTTTAATTAGATTAGGAAAAATTTCATATAATTCTTTACCTATAACATTTTTTTCTTTTTTGTTATCCATACATGATGATTTTTTATTCCATTCTATAAAATAGAAATCTTCACCATTAGTAGTTTTAAATACCCAAACCGCATTATTCATATTATCTAAAATATTCTTATATCTATCTTTACTTTCTTCTATTATTTTATTTGATTTAACTTTATCTGATATATCTCTAACAATACCAAAAATTTCTATTGGTTTATTATTAATATCAAATACCATTTGTGTTTTAACATTTATTGGTACTATATCACCATTCTTTTTTAATAGAGATATTTCATACTCTGTTATTTTTTTTTCACCTATTAATTTACTTCTAATATTATTTTGGATTTTTTTTAAATCATTATCATATGGGATATATTTACTAATATTACTTCCAATAATCTCATCATTTTTATATCCAAATATATTTGCATCATTCATAGATGTAAATGTACCATCTATTGACATAGTATATACAACATCTGGAACATGATAATATATTCTTCTATACTTAAGTTCACTTTCTATTGTTCGCTTCCTTAATTCATATTCAGTGGTTATATCTCTAAATACAATAACAATACCATCTATTTCATTATTTTTATTTAATATTAAAGATGCACTATCTGATATTCTTATACAATTACCATCCTTTGATTTTAACTTAGAACCTTCTTTTATAAAAAATGTTTTATTTGATTTTATAACTTCATCATATACATTTATTTTATTCTTTTTATATGTAATATCTAATACTTTATCTATATGTTTATACATGAAATCAGAATCTTCTAATTTAGTTAATTCCTTAGCAATTGGATTCATTAAGGTTATATATCCATTTTTATCAGTAACAATAACACCATCTCCAATGGAATTGAGTGTTATATTTAATCTATTTGCTTTATCCTCTAATTGATTAGTTCTTTCTTTTACCTTTAATTCTAAAACAATTTGTTCTTTCCTTAATTCATCATCAATTAATTTCATTTTTAATAAAGTTTTAACTTGATATAAGAACTCTTTATCACTAATCAAATCACTAACAATTAAATCAGAATATATTTCAATATCAACATTTATATTATTTGTTATTAATATTAAAGGTATATGTTTTAGTGATTTATTATTATTTATATTAATATAAATTTTATTACTTAATTCAATATTTTCACTTTGTATAACAAATAAATCAATTACATCATTTGGTAAATTATTAATTATATTATTATAACTATTTATTATATTAATATTACAATCTTTAATACTCTTTAAAACTTTTAATCTTTTACAATTATTGTCACCAACAAAAACAATTCTAAACATAATTAAACAAATTTAATTTTTAATTATATATAAAAAATGAAAATTATAATAGATGAATAATAAATGGAAGTTCAAATAATATAACAAAAAATAATAGTAACTAAATTGATATCATATATCGGAGGGAAAAGTAGAATAGGAAAATGGATAGTTCCATTTATCCCAAAAGACATAGAAATTTTTGTTGAAGGATTTAGCGGAATGTACTGGGTATACTTTAATATGGATTTAAATAAATATCCAAATTTAAAAACTGTAGTTTATAACGATTTTAATAATTTAAATTCTAATCTATTTAGATGTGTTAAAGATTATGATAGACTATGGAGTGAATTATCAAAATATCCATGTCAACAATTAGGTGTTGAAAATACACCAAAAGAATATTCTGATATGTTTTATCAGTTTCAAAAAGAAGTATTTGATCCTAATTTAATAATAGGTGAAGAACCAAATTTTGATATTGCGGTAAAATATACATATGTATTAACTCAAATATTTTCAGGTAGTAAACCAGAAACAGCAAAATATACTGATTATAAAGGAAAATACAAGTGTAAATATTTAGTATTTATGGATAAATTAAAAAATCCAAAATTTAGAGAACATTTTGATAAAATAACATTTGTTGAAAATATGGATTTTGAAGATGTTATAAAAAAATATGATGATATTAATACATATTTTTACTTAGATCCACCATACTTCAAAACTGAAAATTATTATTCTAATCATGATTTTGATAGAAAAGATCATGAAAGATTAGCTAAAATATTACATAATATTAAAGGTAAATTTTCATTAAGTTACTACTATTTTGATTTACTTGAAGATTGGTTTCCTAAAGATAAATATAAATGGGAATCTAAAAATTTTGTTAAAGCAGCTGCAGCAAAATCAGGTAAAAAGCAAAATATGGCAACTGAATTATTAATAATGAATTATTAAATTCATTATACATAAGAATAAACAAAATAATATGGTGGTGTATCAAATATCATATTATTTCTTGAGTAACCAAAATTAAATAATTGTGTAACAATATAATCAGATTTAGATATTATTTTATTTTTATATCTATGTTTTATATTTTTATTATCTTCTAATATTTTTACCAATAATAATGATTGATATTTACTAATTAATTTTGATCTATTATCTGATATATTATTTTTATTTTCTTCTATTTTATTTTTTATTTCTAATTCTTTGTATAATCCAAATATATTTTTTATTAATTCATCGTTACTTATATTTATAGTATTATAATGTGGTATTGTATCTAATCCTGAATCAGATAATATATAATTAATATAACTAAAAGATATTCTACCATATTTAGATGACAATCCCATTACTTCTAAACTATTATTTGATAAAATATCACCTGTTGAATTTTTTGATAATAAAATTTCATTTTGAATAACTTTATTCTTTTTAGTTCTATATGCGTGTATATACATTGACATTATACCAAATGGATCAATCGATGATGTGGATTTATCATATTTAAAAATAACAAAATCTTCTTCTTTTATATTTATCTCATTTTTAATATTTTTTGTTTGTGTTGGTTTTTTTGTTTTTTTAACTGATATACCCATTAATTTTTTAGTATTAAACCATTCAGACATTAATGTATTTAAGTGTTCTAATTTATTAATGTCTTCACTAGATATTATATTATCTAGTTCCATATTTATATCATCAATATATTTATAATTAATAATATAAATATCAGATGGATTCCATTTATTAACATTTATTCTAAAATTTAATTTATAATCTTTTATTTTTTTATAAAAAATACTATATATTTTATATGGTATAGAATTATTTTTATAAGTATTGTGTACAAATAAATATTTTTCATTATTTTCTAAAAAATTATAAAAATCATTAGAAATATTAATATATGAATCTAACCAATCACTATCCAATTCATTATTAATTATTTCTTCATTTATTTCAATCGGTAATAATATATTTTTTATAACTTTTTCTTTTATTATATCTTTAAATCCGTTTGTATGAACACCCTTTTTAAATAAAATATTTTGGATATATGCTATATCTATTTTAAGTTCTATATTTAAATATTTTCTTAATGCAAAAAAGAATATAAACATAGATTCTTTTAATAATGTATCAATAGTACCTGATGATGATCCACCAGATGAACCAAATTCAATAGTTTTTATGATATCATTTAATCTAATATAATATTTTTTATCATTTGACATTATTTCAAATATATCATAATATCCATTTCCTTCTTCAAAAAAATATTCAGCTCTTTCTACATCTAATTCAGATTTATTACCATTTTTAGATATTTCATATAATATGTAATCTCTGTTTAATATTTTAACATTATCTTTTATTTTTTTTCCATTTTCATCAATAAACTCAACATTAAAAAATTCATCATTTTTTAATTTGTTAAAAAGAACATCCCATCTATTATTTTTATATAGTTCTTTAAAATTTAAATTTTTTTCTAATAATACTTTATATTCATTGAATTTTTTTATTATATTCATTATAAATTATTCTAATTTTTTTCTTTCTTCTTCTTTTTCTTCTTCTAACATTTTTTCTAATCTTCTTTCCATTTCAGGTAATCCAAATTTATTATGATAATAAAGTGGTGTTTCTTCTAAATGGTGTAATGCTATTTTTTCAGCAATTTCATTATCATCGGTATGTTCTCTTTCTATTCTTATACCAACTTTTAAATATTCTTTTAATTTTTTTAAATCAAAATTATGAAGTTTAGCAATTTCTTCAATTGATTTTGCATCTTTTAAATCACCAAATTTATCATATTTTTCATTTACAAATTTGTAGGATAATAATTTATTAAACAAATAATTTAATTCATTTTCACTTATTAAATCTATAATATCAAATATATCCATGACATCATCTATGTCATGTTCTATATCACAGTTATCAACAATAAATTCAAAAAAATCACTATCATCATCAAAATCATTGAAAAATAAATTATAGAATAAATTATTTTTTTCTTCTCTATTTGAATTATTAAATTTATTAATAATATCTTTTTTATTTTTCGGTTTTAATGAATCTTTAATACTTTCATTTACAAATTTATCAAATTTAGTAATCATTCGTTCTTCTACTTTTTCTGGTAGTCCTTTATGTTTAGTTGATGCGTATTTTTTAGCATCTTCTTCAGATATCCCTTTTGTTTTTCTTCTTTTATCACCTGTTTTTCTTTTTCTACCATCGGCAATTTCTTTAATTTTACTAGCTAATGACGATGATAAATCATCTAAGTCCAATTTACCATTTTTATAAGCGTAAACCATTCCCATTAGTCTTTGTTGTGATTTGGATTTTGATGGCATATTATTTAATTATTTTTAATGTATATATAAAAATATTCTTTTTAAAATTTGGATATAATAAAAATTATATTTAGTTTTGTAATTAAATAAAATAACAAAAATGAAAAGATTTGAATATTAAATCGAATATAGGATTCTATTTGGTTATTTACTAATTAAACAAAAACAATATTTTTAGATTTACTGATTTAAAAGAAATTTTTAAAATAATTGGAAAATATGGAAAATATTAAAGGATTTAAAAGAAAATTGGAAGAAATTATAGATGATAAACAAAAAATCAATGATATTTTAGATCTAATCCCAAAGGGTATAATTTTACCTATTTTTTATAAAGGTGATACAGCAGTCTTAGATAATGGTGATGTAGTGAGAATTACAAGATATGATTGGAAGAATGGAACATATATTTATTATTATAAAGTTGGTAGTAATGAAATATATTCTTATGAAGATGAATTTAAAATTGATTAAAGTATGACAAAAAAATATAAATCACTTTGGCCACCTGGATTAACCACTTTAAATGGTAAAAGATATGTTGTACCTGGTTATCACGAAGTTCCTTTTAATACAACATTAGAAGAAGTCATGAGTGATTGGGAAAGAACAACAGGTAATAAAAATATTAATAAAAAAGATATTATAGTTAAGGTTAAATCAACTGATGGTAAGAAAGAATATTCTATAGAATGTAAAAATAATAGATGGACATGTACTTGTCCAAGTTTTGGATTTAGAAAAAATTGTAAACATATCAACCTAATAAAAAAGAAAAATGGATAAAGATTTAAAAAATGGACTTAGTGGATTATTTTCAATAGTGATATTAATAACAGCTATTATTGTTTTATTTAGAACATGTGATGGTGGTTTAACTGTTATATCAGAATATTCTAAACAACAAAAAGAATTAATTGGTAAAAAAGTTGTTATAAAAAATGATACACTAATAATCGTTGATTATGACATGTTAAAATCCAGTTATATTTTAAATAATGGATTAACAATTGATCAAGATTATGCACTTAAAATTATAATTGAAAATGAAGAGTTATAACCATAAATATACAATAGATCAATTAAAAGAAATGGATAAAAATGGTAGTGCTACCACACATGATGATTATATTGATCTTAAAAATGATGTAAATAATGAAATTATAAAATTACATAAACATATTCAACTTTTATTAAATAGAAGTATAAAAATTAAAAAAATATTAAACCATGAAATATAAAGTAGTAAGTAAAGATTGGAACTATGATTTTACGGATAAAAAAATTGAATATTATGTAATATTACAATCAAATAGTCTTAAAGAATGTAAGATTTATGAAAAGAAAAATAATATACCATAAGGAATAATAGTAAAATCAAATAATTAAGAAATATTTTCAAAAAAAGTAATAAAAAATTTGGCAGATTAAATAAACTTTTATACTTTTGTATCCTAAATAAGAAACAAAATTCCAGAAATGGAAAAAAATGAACTTTTAAATTAAATATATACTTTAACAATTAAAAATAGGAGATTATAAATTATGACAGCAACTTTTAAATATATCGTGTGTTCAATATCCGTGAAGTGGTTTTATTTTATTAAATCATTTAATGGGTTCGGTATGTTTGTAGATGAAAGTTAGCAAAAATTATAACTAAAATGCAAAAATCCCGAACTCAAAAAAAGTTCGGGATTTTTCTTTTTATATAGGTTCTTTAAAATATACGAGTACTCATAGGCGTGACCAGCTGGCTCCAACCCAGTCCTTAGTCGGGTAGTAATATTGGTTGGGGGTTCGAATCCCTCTACTCGTGCAAAATTTAGTTCTTTTTAAGATGTAAGACGTTGTATCTCAGTTGATAGATCAATTCACTTTTAATGAATGGGTCGCGTGTTTGATCCACGCCAGCGTCACAAAAATTGGTCTTTGACATGTTGGTTTTATGACTCCATAATATAATTGGTAGTATCGGTCACTTTTAATGATCATGTCTGGATTCGAGTTCCAGTGGGGTCACAAATTTTTAAATTAAAATTTTTAATTTGAAAAATACACATTTCGGTTTTTATAATTTAATATATACTATAAAATAATTATAAAAATTATGAAGTGTGAAAATTGTAGTAAAGAACACGATGGTCAATATGGAACAGGTAGATTTTGTTGTAAAAGTTGTGCCAGTGCATTTAGTACTAAAAATAAACGAAAAGAAATAAATGAAAAAGTTAGTAATAAGTTAAGAAAAATTAGATATTGTAAAATATGTGGTATTGATATCGGTTTCAAACACAATAGGGTACTTTGTGGTGATTGTAGAGAACAAAAGAAACATTTAAATACAAATCGAAGTTATATATCTAAAAATATTAAACAAAAAGTAAATTTTTGTCAAAGTTGTCAAGAAAACATAAATATTGGATACAAATACTGTAATGAATGTTCTAATTTTTGGAAATATCAAAAACTTTTTAAAAAATTAAATATCAATGATACTAATTTAAAAATTGCAAATAATAAATCATTAAAATTATTAAAAGAAGAATATTTTGATAACGAATTAAGTTTGTTAGAAATAAGAGAAAAATATGGTATTCAATTAAATACTGTTCATTTTTATTTTAAGAAAAACGGTATAAGTTTAAGAAAATTAGGAGAATCAATATCATTATCATATAAAAATGGTAAATCTAGTCCTAATCCACATGGACCATATAAAGAAGGTTATCATACAACATGGGATAACAAAAAAGTTTATTTACGAAGTTCTTATGAATTTAATTATGCTAAACAATTAGATGATTATAAAATTAGATATGAAGTAGAAAATATAAGAATAAGATATTATGATAGTATTGAACAAAAAGAAAGAACATCTATACCTGATTTTTATTTACCTGATTTGAATATGTTAGTAGAAATTAAATCTAATTATACAATAAATGTTCAAAACATGAAAGATAAATTTAAAGAATATAAAAAGTTAGGTTATAAGACTAAATTAATATTAGAAGGTAAAGATGTAATAATTTAAAATGGGAATGATGGTAAATTGACTAAATCAGCACACTGTAAATGTGTCGCCTTTGGCTATGTAGGTTTGATTCCTACCATTCCCTCCAAAAATTAATATGGGAAATGGGCGAGTGGTTAAAGCCACCAAATTTCGAATATAGTAAAATACTATATTCAAGTGGGTTTGGCGTTACCTCGGTAACTTCGTAGGTTCAAATCCTACTTTCCCCACTAACTGAAACTATGTTTATTGTAATTTAATATGTGATATACGCCGTATTAACTAGAATCCAACGTTAGGGTTTTATAATAAACTAAACCTAAGTTTCTGTCAACCACCCACCATTAAGGGTAGGAAGAGTTTAAAAGGTTTAATAAATTGGAAGTGAGGCAACGATTGGTGGTGTTGCGGTAGACTGTAAATCTACTCCCATAGGGTAAACAACGGGGGTTCGAATCCCTCCACTTCCACAATGAGGGGATACCAGAGTGGTTTAATGGCTTAGTCTGCAAAACTATTGATTCGTGGGTTCAAATCCCACTCCCCTCTCTAAAACGCTCGATTGGTCTGAGTGGTCGAAGGCGACAAGTTGCAACCTTGTAATTATACATCACAGGTTCGAATCCTGTATCGAGCTCTTTTTATTATCCTTGTGTGGCGCAATTGGTCAGCGCAGGACGCTTATATCGTCAAGGTTGTGGGTTCAAGTCCCGCCACAAGGACCAAAATATGGAGGAGTGTCAGAGTGGTTTAACGAGGCAGTCTTGAAAACTGTTGTACTGTAAAGTACCGGGGGTTCGAATCCCTCTTCCTCCGCAAAAATAAAAGGAGACGTAGCTCAGTGGTAGAGCACTAGTTTGAAGCACTAGGTTTGCACCAGTTCAATTCTGGTCGTCTCCACTAAATATGTGAAAACAGTGTGTTATGAACTTAAATTAAGAACTAATAAATATTTCCGAAAACACTTTTTCCACATTTTAATATTTATATATAAATAAAATATAAAATATAAAAATGGAAAAAGAAAAATTATACAATTTATTAAATAATTTTAAAACAAAGGGAGAAGCATATAAATATTTTAATATTACACCTAATTCAAAAGGTATTTTAAGGTTAAAGGAATTATCAAATAGTGTAAATTTTGATTTAAATGTTTATCAACAAAGAAAAAAACCACCGATTAAATATTGTATATTGTGTGGTAATATTTTAAATAAACAAAAAAATTTTTGTAGTCATTCTTGTTCGGCTTCTTATAATAATAAAATGAGAATAATTACTGAAGAAACAAAAATAAAAATAAGTAAATCATTAAAAGATAAATATCCTAAAAAAATAAAATTATGTAAGATATGTGGGTTAGAAAAATGTTTAAATATTGATATTTGTAAACATACTAAAAAATGGTTTAATAACTTAATACCATTTGGATTTAACATTAATTTAATAGGTAAAAAACAAATATATAAAGAATATTATAGAATAAAAGAAATTATATTAAAAGAATATTATGATAATAATCTTTCACCTAAAGATATATCATTAAAATATAATTATACTTATAATAGTGAAAATTTATTACATGTTCTTAAAGGATTTGGTATAAAAACAAGAAATTTATCACAAAGTACTAATAATGCAATTTTACAAGGTAAAAATACTGTTTTTATAAAATCTAATAGTAAATATCAATTTAAACATGGTTGGTTTAATACATGGAATGGTAAAAGAATATATTATAGAAGTTCATATGAATTAAAATATATTAAAAAATTAGATAAAAATAAAATTGATTACGAAGTAGAGTTTTTAAGATTAAAATATTGGGATAGTTTAAATTGTAAATATAGAATATCTATTCCTGATATTTATATTAAAAAAGATAATTTAATAATAGAAATTAAATCTAAATTTACATTTAACAAGCAAAATATTATAGATAAATTTAACGAGTATTTAAAATTGGGGTTTAACATAAAATTAATATTAGAACATAAAGAATATGGATATAATGATATATTAAATATTGAACAGAATGATTATATAATTGATTATTTGAATAAAAAATAATATTATACGGAAAGTAAAGCAGCTACATCGGAGTGGCGACTAGTCTTGAAAACTAGGTTTCGGTTTTATAACTGGATGGGGGTCGGGTCCTCTACTTTCCGCAATGTTATTAATCGGTTTGTAGCTTAGTTGGTTAAAGCACTTCTCTGATAAGGAAGAGACCGGTGGTTCAAGTCCACCCAAACCGACAATAAATTTGGGGGTGTCGCTTAGTTGGTTTTAAAGTATCTGGCTTACATCCAGAAGATCGGGGGTTCGATTCCCTCCACCCCTACTATTATTAATAATCGGTAGATATCCAGCGTGTCTGATACACACGACTAAGGTAATTGGTTGAAAATGTGGGTTCGATTCCCGCTCTACCGACAAAAATAAATATATATTGATGTGGGTGAACTGGTTTATCGCCCAATTTTATAAAACATAAGTTCAATATTAAAAAATCCAATATTGAACTTATGTTTATTTATATATAGAAATAAAGAAATTTTAAATATGAAAAAAATTTACATTTATTTTTATAAAATAACAAATTTAATTAATGATCGATTTTATTATGGTATTCATAAAACACATAATATAAATGATGGTTATATGGGATCTGGTACGAGATTAAAATATTCCATTAAAAAATATGGTATCAATAATTTTGAAAAAGAAATATTAGAATATTTTGATACATATGAAGAAGCTTTAATATATGAATCTGAAGTTGTAACAGAAAAATTAGTGGATAATATTAATTGTTATAATTTAAAAAAAGGAGGAAAAGGAGGATATCCAAAAAATTATTATACTGTTTTTGATAAAAATCACGATATGGAAAAAATCATAAGAGTAACAAAAGATAAATATTATGAAAATCCAGATAGATATGTTTTTGTAAATAAAAATAAAATATTAGTGCGTGATATAAGTGGTAATACTATGTTAGTAAATATAAATGATGAAAGATATATTAATAATGAATTGAAACATATATCAATTAATAAAGTTTCAGTTAAAGATAAATATAATAATTACTATCAAGTTGATATTAATGATGAAAGATATATTAATGGTGAATTAAAATTTATTTGGTCAAATAGAAAACATTCAAAAAAAACTAAATTAAAAATAGGTAAATCAAATAGTATTAATCAACAAGGAGAAAAAAATTCTAGATATGGAACTTGTTGGATATATAATGAAAAACTAAAACAAAATAAAAGTATTAAAAAAGAAGAATTAGGTATTTTTTTAAATAGTGGTTGGGTAAAAGGTAGAAAAATGAAATTTTAAATTATATAACTAGGTTGTTGGTGCAATGGTAGCATGTTTCTCTCCAAAATAAAAGATGATGATTCGAATTCTTCACAACCTGCAAAAAATTATAAATAAAAACCAACATATTAATTTATATACCATCGTGGCAGAATAGAATTATGCTCCTATCTCTTAAATAGGATAATGTGGGTTTGATTCCCACCGGTGGTACAAATGATGGTATAGCTCAGCTGGAAGAGTGCTTCCGTGACATGGAAGAGGTCGTTGGTTCAAATCCAATTATCATCACTTTAAAAAATTGGTATCATTTTTGTATTTTTTTATTTTAATATATATTTTAAAAAATAATATAATATAAAAATGGAGGTAAATAAAACCAACACTTTACCATATTATAAGTCAGACTATAAAAAGGGAGAATTTAAATTGATAGGTAGATCTGTTGATGAAATGGTCAATGATTTTTATAATGTCATAATAGAAGATATAAAGATATATTCATATAACCCAAAGGATAGTAAATTAATAATAGATATGGATTATTATAATACTAGAACATCTATTTTCTTAAAAGATATATTCAATATATTAGTGAGTATTAAAAATAAAGGATATAATGTAGAAATAGACTGGCATTACTACAAAGATGATATTGATATGGCAGCTGCAGGTAATGATTATAGTGAATTAACAGGATTGAAATTTAATTTAATAAAAAAAGATAAATATTTTAATATTATCTAATTTTTCCTTATTTCATATTCCCCTTTTTTAACATTTAATAAATAATGAAAACCAAATTCTTTCATTATTGGAATTAAAACAGTATCTATTTTATTATATACTTCCTTAAGATTAATATTTCTAAATATCTGTGTAACCGTAACATTATTATAAATTGTTAATAAAGGTGAAAAAGTAATAATACCATTATGTATGCTAGCGCCTTCTGGTATATAAATTATAGATAAATCATATATTTTTGGGTTTGTTTTTTTAAATCCAATTGATACTTGACATTGTTCATTTTTAAAATTAAAATAATATGTATCATTTATTGATTTAGTTAAATTTGAATATTCATTACTATTTTTAACTTCTGAAAAAAATGGATATTTAAAATTTAATATATTTATTAATGGAATATATGGTTCTTGATTATCAAAATCTGATATAACTTTATCAGGATTTAATACATTTGATAAAATTTCTATATCATGTGATATTTTATATTCTTCTGTATCAAAGAATTCATTATATCTTTTTAATTTTTTCATAAATTTATTGTTTATTTTAAAATTATATATTAAATTTGTAAATTAAATTAAATTAATATGAAATATAAAATTTTATTCCCATCAGAACCTTTTTTAAATAATAATACTGTAGATTCTTCATTTTTGGGAGAGTATAATGTATGTAAAACATTAGGATTTGATATATATTTGTTTGATTATGATATTCTATTAGAAGAAGGTAAATTCAAATCAAATATTAATAGTAATACTGAAGGGGTTTTTATTTATAGGGGTTGGATGCTTAAACCAAATGAATATGAATTATTGTATAATTACATAAAAGATGTAACAAATAATAAATCAAAATTAATAAGTGATTATTATGAGTATCGAAATCTTCATTGTTTCCCACATATTTATCATTTAATAAAAGATTATACACCTAAGATTGAAGTTATTGAACAGTATGATAAATTATCATCATATAAAGATGTTATAAAAAAAATTGATTATGATTTTTTCATAAAGGATTTTGTAAAATCAATTAAAACAGACAAAGGAGTTGAAAGAATTGATAAAAACATATCATGTGTTGATTTATTTGATAAAATAAATAGTTTTATCGAAGAAAGAGGTAATTTATTCACAGGTGGTATTGTTCTTAAAGAATTTGTCAATCTTAAAAAAATAGATAATAAAACCAACGAATGGAGAATATTTGTAATAGATGGTAAAGTAATTTGTACTTTACAAAACTCTAATTTAGATACTTATGATAAACCACCAATCAATATGATAAATATTGTATCTTGTATATTATATAAATATAGTAATTTTTTTACTGTTGATTTTGCTCAATTAGAAGATGATAATTGGGTTGTTATTGAAACAGGTGATGGTCAAGTATCTGGTATATCAAATGAATCTGATTATGTTAAATTATATAATAATATTTAAATGGAATTTTTAAAATTAGAAGATGGTATGGAATTAACGGTTATGCCAATACCGTTTGATAGTAACTCATATTTCTATGAATATAATATGATATGGGATATTATTAACAAAAAATACATTAATATAAATCCAAATTCAATAGTTGATAATAATATATATAGTATTTTAAGAAAAATTTATTTTGATCATTATAAATCAGGTAAAGGTAATTTTATGGATATATATAATTTTCATTTCGTTAAAAGGTTTTTTGTACATGTTTTATATAATAATAAATTATATATTACAAATTTTGGAGTTAAATTAAAACAAAAATTAGAGGAATGTTCATATAAATATGACAACGATTTTAAATTTAAAAAAATGTTCATTGATATAAAATATGTAGGTGCTTTTCCTAACTATGATCGTACAACTATATCAGATAATTATTATAATACTAAATATAAAGATTTAAATGATTATATGTGTAGTTTAAATGATGATGATTTTAATTTTATAAACAATTTTATGGTAAAAAATTCATGTATAAGTCCAAATAATTGTGAAGTTATGTCTGATATATTTAGTAGACTTAAATTAACAGATTTTAAAATATATGTTAGAAAGGAAAAAATCAATAGTATAAAAGAAAAAATATGTTAGATATGTATAATAAAGAACTATCTGGTATCGGTAGAACTAAGTAATCAATTCAAGTTCGGAAGAACAATAAAAATTAATAAATTATTAGAAAAAATAAACAATGATAACTAAAGAAACATATAATAAATTGAAAAATATTGTAGAAGAATACGAAAAAGGGAACTTTGATATTAAAAATGATCCGTATATCATTGAATATGATCAGGTATTGAAATATAATCCTAATTATGGAGATGACAGAGAATGTGATTGTGGTCATCCATATTATAGACATTTTGATCCATTTGAAAATATGGATGCAGTCGGTTGTAAATATTGTAATTGTTGGGAATTTAAAGAAAAGAGAAATATAATAAAAGAAAGAATTATGAAAATAAATAAAATTATTAATAATTGATAAATTTACCACTATGACAGTAGATTACGATAAATTAAAAGTTCAATTAGAACCACCAACTGAAGAATTATATACTTTTATAAGTAGTTATTTTAATACCTATCTCGATAAAGATTGTTTCATAAATAGAAATGATCTTACTATTGCAACTTTAAAAGAAGATGATAAGTTAATAGGTGTTATTCTTCTTAAAGATGAAAGTAATGTTCAAAAAGTTAAAATTGTATATACTGTTATAGATGAAAAATATAGAGGTTTAAATTTAAATAAATATTTACTTGATTTTACATATAATTTCGCAAAAGAAATAAATTATAAGTGTTTAGTGGCACATATAAGGGAATCTAATCAACCATCTATTAAATCTTTTTTAAAATATGGATTCAAAATAAATAATAAAGTAAATAAAACATACAGTGATACTAAGGAGAAAAAAATCAGAGTATTTAAAAAAATAAGATATAATAGTATGTTATTAACAGTACAACTAGAAAGAAAGTTAAACGGTGTTATTGGTAAAGAAGTAAAAATGGATAATATTCATATTGGTAAAGTTGTAAAATATGATACTGAAACAGGTGAAGCAACAATAGAAATTTTTGCTGAAAAATCAATAGATATGGCATGGAAATTAAATAAAGGTCATGATATTGGTGTATCAAGTAGAAAAATAGAAGAATAAACAGTATATATCAAAAATGGAAAAAAACGAGTTTTTTTTATAAATATATACAAATACACTAAACTTTTTTTAAAAAGTATAGTATAACATAAACAAACAAAAAATAATAAAACTGATGCAAACTTACATAAACATAACAAACTTATTAGAGAATACAGATGATAGAAAATCAACTGTCGGGTTTGGTATGTAAATAGTTCATCACTATTAATTTAAAAAACCCGACAAAAAAAGTCGGGTTTTTTGTTTATAAAAAATTTGGCAGTTTAAAAAATAAGTTATACTTTTGTACTGTCAAATAAAAATAAACGTTCTTTGATTAAAAATGGTCTCTGGGGCTGCTTTGGGTGGCTACCTCGCTGTCACCGAGGAATATCAGACGGGTTCAAATCCCGTAGGGACCGCAATTGGTGATTGTTGCAATATGATTTAAGCACCTATAAACGTAATTTCATTGTGCGCAATAGGCATTTATATCAACATTTAATCACCAATAAAAATTGGATCTTTGACGTATTGGTTTCAAAAAAGTAAAAGTTAATAAGAAAATGACTGGGAAAAAAGGATTATAGTACCAAGTGAAATCTGAATCCTTGAGATAATATCAATACCCATTAAGGTCGTCAGTAACTCACTTTTTAGTCATTTTCTTTTAAATAATTGATTGCCAGAGTGGGGGAATGGAAGACCCGGCGGACTTAAAATCCGCTGTTCAGTGATGGACGTGTGAGTTCGAGTCTCACCTCTGGTACAATTTAAATGCCTCCATAGTTAAATGGATATAACAGAAGTTTTCTAAACTTCCGGTCTTGGTTCGATTCCAAGTGGAGGTACAAAATTTAATAGGACCCGTATCGGCTCTGGCTCATAACCAGTTGAAACCGTAATCGGTGACATGTGGGTTCAATTCCCTCCGGGTCCACTTTTTGGTTAGAGCTAAAAACTCCATTTTTTGACTTTATAATTTTTATATATAAAAATAAAATTATATATGGAAAAATGTGAAATATGTAAAAAAGAATTTAAAACAAAACAAGGATTAAATTCACATATGGGTTATCATAATAATCCAAATAGAAAAAACAATTTCGGTGACTATAATAAAAAAATAAAAAATGGTGAACTTTCTAAAATAAATAGTAATCAGTTTATAAAAGCCAAAAATGAAGGAAAAAAAATTGAAGTTTCAGAAGAAACTAGAAAAAAATTATCAATTGCTAGTAAAAAACAAAAATGGTCAGAAGAAAGAAGACAAAAACATTCAAAATCAATGATGAAAGCAGTTGAAGAAAATCCATTAAGTTATTCTGCCAATAATGTATGTGGTAGAACTAAATTAATTGATTATAAAGGAACTAAATTAAATGGTAAATGGGAATTAGAAGTAGCAAAATGGCTGGATATAAATAATATAAAATGGACAAATATTATAAACGGTTTTAATTATGAATGGAATGGTAAGATACATAAATATTTTCCAGATTTTTATCTACCTGATTTTAATATTTACATAGAAGTTAAGGGATATCAAAGAGATAGAGATATTCAAAAATGGAAATCATTATCTAATTTGATAGTTTTAAAAAAACAAGAAATAAAATTAATAAAAGATAATAAATTATCTGTTGATATTTTAAAAAATAATGGTTTTGGTTGAATGTACTACGAAATCAATGATAGGTATATCATTAGAAAGGTGGGTTCGAATCCGTTTAATAATTCCTTCGGGGAAGCCAAGTAGTAGATATTACATTATAACTTTCTGCCGATGCATCTTAAAACTTAAAATGCAGTAAATAGTGACATGATAATGAGTTTGTCACCAACCATCACCATTAATATATGCGGCGTTATGCAAGCGACCAAAGCAAATAGTCTTTCACACTATAATCCGAAGTGATTTCATGGGTTTGAATCCCATACGCCGTACCAAATGCTCCCATCGTCTAATTGGTTAGGACATCACCCTTTCACGGTGAAGATTACGGGTTCGAGTCCCGTTGGGAGTACTGATAATCAAATACTTATATGATTAAAAATATTGCGGGATAGTGTAATTAGATAACACCCGAGTCTCATAAACTCGAAAATGGTAACCAGTCCAGTTGGAGGGGCAGATCCTTCTCCCGCTACAAATAACCTTCTGTAGTTTAATTTGGTAAAACACGGTGACGATTGTTCCGCCTGTTGATGTACACAACCGAGTTCAATCATAGTAAGTGGGTTCAAACCCCACTGGAAGGACAAATAATATATTGCGCGGTAGAGCAGTTGGTAGCTCGTTAGGCTCATAACCTAGAGGTCGTGGGTTCAAATCCCGCCCGCGCTACAAAATATAAGGGGTTGTAGCTGATTTGGTTTTAGCGGCGGTCTGTTAAACCGTGACGGAATTAGATTGAAATAAAGTTGGTTCGAATCCATCCTTCCCCGCATATTCTCCTTTAGCTCAGTTGGTTAGAGCATCTGACTGTTAATCAGAGGGTCCAATGTTCAAGTCATTGAAGGAGAGCAAAATACAGAGAAACAGATAATTACACTGGTATCACTGTTATTAGTCAGAATTCACTTTTAATAAGAATTATAACAATGGTGGTTATCGTTTTAATAAAATAGTTGATCATTGTTTTATTAATGGATTTCGGGAACGACTTGTATTGCCCTTTATCTGTATTTTATAAATACCCTTGTAGAGAATTGGGATATCAAGTGGTTTCAAAAACCATAGTTTGTGGGTTCAAATCCCACCAAGGGTACAAAAACGCCGATGTGGATTATGCAAACTGGCACAGCTTACAGTTTTAAAAACTGATCTATTGCGGGTTCGACTCCCGCCATCGGTACGAAATAGACATAAAATATTTTATATATAATATATGGCTAAATATTGGTATAATTGTCAAGATTGTAATAAAAAAATTAAAAAACAATTAGGGTTTAGTGGTATACCTCTTTGTTTGGATTGTTCTAAAAATCGAAGGAAAAGAAATTGTATAGTGTGTGGTAAAGAATTTAACCCACATTGCACTAATGGGCATAGAGGAAATAGAGCAAAATTTTGTTCTAAATCATGTTCAAGTAAATATACACTAAAAGGTAGAAATTTAAGTAAAGAACATAAAGAAAGATTATCTATATCTGCTTTTAATAATAAAGGTGGATATTCAAATGTTAAATATTATAAAATATTTTGTCCATTTTTAAATAAAGAAATTAATGTACAGGGTACATGGGAGTTAAAATATGCACAAATGTTAAATGAAAATAAAATTTTATGGAATAGAGGAAAAGGGATTTTTTTAAAATATATATTAAATAAAAATGATATAAAACGAACATATTTTCCAGATTTTTATTTGATAGAAAAAGATATTTATATTGAAATTAAAGGATTTTTTACAGAAAAAGATAAAATAAAAATGAGATGTGTGAAAACACAAAATAAGACAAAAAAAATTTTGATATTAAGAAAAAATGATTTAAAAAAATTAAATATTTTAAGTTAATTTTTAATATATTTTTCGGTTTGTTAATTTTTCCTTAAAATTATCTGGTGGATGTCTGAAAATCAATTTCAGCCCTAAGTTTTTCCAGTTTCTTTAAAAAACTGGATTTTATATGACAATATTTTTATATTAAAAATACGTTTCGGATTAGCTAACCGAATAGTTCCGCTATGAATGATGAGAAATGAAGTAGTCCTTCATATTAGTCGCTGATAGACCGTTGTATATCTGGGTTGACTTATCCACTTTGATAAAGAATCGTTTTTGTAGGTATAGTAGGTTCATAAGTTTATTCCTAACTCTTTATGAGGACAGCAATGGGTGATTAGGTTGGATAAAATCATTCACCCTTTAATATTATTAGCCACCATAGTATAATGATAATACATATCATTCGTAATGATATGATAAAGGTTTGATTCCTTTTGGTGGCTCAATAACATATAATAAAATTTTTTTAATTCAAATATTATTTTTATCTTTGTATTATTAAAAATTAAATGTTATGAAAATATTAGTAAAATATTACAACATCGATAATGGAGCTAGTATATTTGCAATTCCTCAATTCACACATTCTGAAATTGTTGAAGCAAAAGGTTTAAATGATCCTAAATTAATTGAGTATATTACAAATAAAAAGGATTTTCATGGTTGTAATTTTAAGAAAAAGGATAAACCCTTTATGGGATTTGATTATGTTAGTAATCAAGGAGGAGTTAAAGTTTCTTTATATAAAGAACCAAATATTATAAAACTATAA